TACGTCTGGATATCCTGCACTTTCTCGAACTGCCCCGTGTTGTTGTTGAGCCGGTAGACGGGCGACGCGTCGGAGACGTCGTACTCGCCGCACCAGGACATCAACATGAACAACACGCGGCGGCCGAGGCCCTTGTCTTCGAGGAACAAGGTTCGAAAGTCTCGAGCGACATCGGCCGGTCCGTGGCGATGCAGATCGACAGACGTGACGAGCTGCTTGTGGAAATCCTCGAGATCCGGTCGGACTGTCATCTATGCGCCGAGCGCCTGTTGCAGTTGTTCCATTGCTTGCGGCGGGAGCTCGCCCGCGCCCCCGCCCTGTTGAGCTGCGGCTGTCGTTTGAGCGGCGGACTGCGCCACCGGCGCCATCCGTTCCATCATCGCCACTTTCTGCTCTTGCGCGGCCTGTTGCGCTTTGGCTTCCGCCTCCTGCGCGACCTGTGCGTCGGGCTTCAGTAGTTCGTTCGGGAAGTCGTTCGATTTGGCGATGAACTTGCCGAACGCATCGAAGTCGAACCTGTCCATGATTTCGGGTCGGATCTGTCCGATCTGCAGCACTTTATCCATCGCCATCGAGACACCGGCCTCCTCGATCTGGCGCTTGGCTTTCTCGACGGGGCTCGCAAAGCGGAACTGTATGTCCGTGCCGCGGAGGACCTCGGGTATGGTTTCTGGCGGACCGAACGCGCCTTTGCGGAGCAGGAGATTGAAGCTCCGTTCCGTGACGACTGACGTGTAGGAGTTCTCGAGGGAGCCATATAAAGACCCGACCTCACGCACGAAACTTTCGCGGCGCTCCAACACTTCCGTCGCCGTCATGCTTGGCCCGTCGATCGGAAGGTTGAGCACGTTCTTGAAGAACAGCGCCATGATCGATTCACGCTCGGCGGTCTGTGCGTTGAGCCCCCAAGGGATCTGTGCTGCGGAATCCATCTGTTGGAACGGCTTCGAGAGACCCAGGTTGCGGATAGCCTTAGCGTCATAATAAGAAACTCCGCCTGGGCGGAGTTGAGGAGCGTTAACCATACTGTCAGACGGCAAGAGCCATGGAGGGTCGACGGCACGGTGCAAAGCCCTCAACATCGTCTTGCCCATCTGGTTTAACGTGAGCACGGACGGCAGGGCTAGGGTTCCAACGCCGCGCCCGAACGCCTCATCAGATCGAGTGTCCCATCTCGGGATGAAGAACGGCATCTCCTCATATCCGGTCTCTTCGATAATGTGTTCGCTGTCGACGTCGATGATCGTTGACGCCCACGGCATGTCGAGGTTCGATCGGCTCATCGGCTCGAACTCATAGCGTCGGCAGACCGACCACACGAATTCGCTTTTCTCATCGCGGGCTTTCTTGTCGCGTTGCCTCAATCGCTCGAGCGTCTTCGCGCCCAGGCGTTCTTCGCCAAACAGCATCGCCGCCTGGCGCGGCGTGAACTTCTCGGAAATGAAGACGCCGACGATATCGTTCAGTCCGTCGACATCGAGGTAGAGCTTGTTGAGATGGAAAGCCTTGTACATCAGACCGCGCATATCGGGCGCCATGCCGACATAGCCGACACCGGTCCCAAAGGTGACCAAGTCGTCGTCGACCTCCCCGGTCGCGGATATGAAGTTGGCGTCCGGGTTATACATGTGGCGCCAGAGGATGTCTTCCGCCTGGTCGACCCAGCCCTTGACCTCAACGTCATCGAGCAGGTCTTCGTCGATCGGGACAATGTCAAACCATTTGCCGCCGCTCGTCGACTTCGGTCGAAGCATACCGCTGATCGAGTTGACGAGACCACGCTTTGCGATGATCGGCGTCGTGTCATAGATCGCGTGATCGTTGCGGTTTCTGTTCGATGATGACGCCGTGAAACCGCAGCGCTCGGGTGCCAATACTTCGGCAATCTCTTCCCACAGTCGGTTGAGGGTCGTGCGCTCGGCTTTGCGTTGCCGGTATTTGTCGAGGAGTTGCTTAACGAGTGCTGTCATTTGGAATCACCCAAAAGCGTCGCCCGCTGAACGACGCCTTTTGATCGATTTGAACGGCCTCCCGTCGTCCCCCCGCGGCGCGCTATTGGCGCGCTCTGCTCTGCTTTTTTCGTTGCGACTTCCGCCCCGCCCCGATCGCGCGCCGCCATGTAGTTCTTCAGCGTGTCTGAGTCTGCTTGACTGGTTTCGCTACCGGTGAGGGCCGAACCGGCATGGCGGCCGGCAGCACGGTTGACGTCCGCCGGCAGCGCGCGTCCGGCCTCGTCCTTCCAACTCATGGCGCCTTCTTTCGCCAAACCACCGAACGCTTGCGGAAATTTTCCCACGTCAGGCGGAGCCACCTAACAACGTGGCACGGCTGGTCGGGGCCGCTGACGCAACGCCGGTCCCGGTCGTGTTCGTCGTGTCACCTAACCCGACACGGGTTCGCGCCAGGCGCGACGCCTCGGCCTTCTTCTTCTTGACCTCCGCATCTGTCTCCTTGTCGGGGACGGGGGGCGCCTCCGGTGGCAGTTCTGGTTTCGACGGCGCAAATTTACCCATTGGCGGATCCTCCAAGATCGGCGGCGAGTGTGGGCCCGACATTGTCGAACCCGTGTGATTTCATGAGGCGGACGAACAGCATCTGTTCGACCTTGTTGAGACCGGCGGTGGCGGTCGTGAATACGTGAGAGCAGTTGCGAACCTTCGCCCACTGCAGAATGTCTTTGACGAGGATGTTCGAGACGTCGCCGCGGCGGTGCTCTTTGACGACCCAGAACTTGCAGACGTAACAAAGCGGCTGCAGATGAAACTCGTAGCTCGCCGCGACAAACGCGCCGGCGACCAACACGTGATCACGTTCGACGATAAGGATGTCCGACGTGTCGTTCTCGACGAGCGACGTCAGGTATTGCCGGCCGACGTCACGCGACCAGGACAGATTCCAATCGCTTTCCGCATTCATGTCCTCGGCCCGGTCAAGGATGAAATCAATATCTCCAACCGTTCCAGCACGCGATGTGATTAGCATCAGCCGTATCGGAGCTCGTCGTATCCCATGACGGGGGCCGGCGTGCTGCCGACGGTCGGTCGACCTCTTGTCCGGGCCCTGGGCCCGACATCGAGGTCGCCGGCATTCCAGCCGTACACGACTGCGTCACCGCGATCGGGTGACCGTCCAAGGCGCTTGATGATGTCCTGTTTGCCTTCCACGTAGATCTTTGGCGGCTGTCCAGGGCGCACGCTGTACGTCGGTGCAGTCAGGTCAGCCTGGAGTTTCGGATCGAGCGGTAGCGCCACCTCGAGCCCGTAGTCCGGGTCGAGTGCTTCGCGCAGTCGCCACCACATCTCCGATCGATGATTGTAGAACGCGAAGTTGCCGTCGCGTGTGTGCCCCGTTGCCTTCTCGGATCCGTTCATTGCCTCGAACGGTAGCCCAGCGTTCTTCAATGCTGTCTCGGCGTCGGCACCGATGCCGATGCTGTCGACCGCCACGACGGCGTTCTCTCGCAGCATCCCTGCTGCCAGAGCTGCAACGGAGGGGCCGTCGGGTGTCTCTTTGCCGGGCACGACAACGAGCTCATCGAACCAGGCGCCATATCGCGGTGCGAACACCGTATCGTCTCGTCCGCCGCGAGCCACATCCAGGCCAATACAAGCGAGAGGCTTGTCGCCTTTGCCAGCACGCCAGCGTTCATTCGCTGCCAGCACCCAAGGCGTCGGGATCACCTGCCATTCGTCGTCCTCGCGGGCTGCCATGAAGTTGCCGTCGCGGATCGCAGAGCGCAGCGGCTCCGGCATCGCGTCCAGCGTGGCCTGGTAGTTGGTGTCGACCAGGAACGGGTTGTCGGCCAACGCGGCCGGTATGAAGGTCCGGCTCCGCGGCGCATAATCTTTGTGATCGAACGTCCTGACATCGTCAGGGCCGTCGACCTCCATGTCCCGGCCGTCCGGGTCAATGATGAACCATCTGAGTTCACCGTGTTCCGCTGGACGTGTATGTGTGATGTCCAACCAAGGTCGGAACATCCCGATCACCCAGTCACCGCCCGCAGCGATCGGCGGGTTCGATGCCATCACCGTTCGAACGCGTTGTCTGTTGTCACCACCGAGTGTCTTGTCGGCAGCCCGGTTCCAGCCCATCAGAAACCTCACAACTGGCTCGACGAACTGGCACGCCTCATCGAAGGCGATCAGGTCGTGCGGATTACCCTGCCAGGTCTCGGCTCGATCGAGCGTCGACGCGGCACCGAAATCGATGACACGGTCGTCGATCTTAAACTGCGCCGGCGGCGCTGAGTTCAGTCCTTTACGCGTCCCGGCCACGGCCACGACCCGTTCGATCAAGGCACCAAGATCGGTGTATTGTGGTCGCAGCAACAGACTGCGTTCGTGTTCGGTCAGCGCCAGGCCGGCGATGAGATCCGTCTTACCGCCACCGCCCTGCCCGCCGTAGAGCAGGCAATCCGCCTCACTGTAGAAGGCTGCCGTTTGCGGACCCGGATTCGGGATCCAACACGCGTCACCGATAACACTCTTCGCTTCTTCGTATAGCCTGTCGACTTCATCCGCTGGCAGCGCGGCGAGCTTCTCGAGATACGCGTCAAGCGTCTGGAGCATTTGCTCCCCTGCTTAGAGCTGCCGCGATGATGCGGGCTTTTTCCTCCGGCGTCGCTTCGATGTTCACGACAGCGGCACGGACATCGTGCTCGACGCGATCGCGCCAACGATCGGGGTTTCTGTTCTTCAGCCAGAAGATGGCCGCGGTGTCGGATCCGTGGAATCGTTTTGTAATTACCGATGGACCTTCCCGCGTCATCACCTCCTCTTGGTATTCGTAGCCCGCGGCCCGTTGCGTCAGCGCCTTCTCCACGACCTCAGTGTCGTAGCGATCGCGTCCTCTTTTTATGGTGTCGCATAATTCTGGATAGCTATTCTTCCAACGATAAAGCGTCGCTCGATCGATCTTGAGAGCGCCAGCGATCTCGTCATCTGTCATACCAACGAGCGCGAAATCGAACGCTCTGTCGCAGAACTCTGGTTTAAATTTCGTTGGGCGCCCGCCAGCGCCACGTTTCTTAACGGCTTGAGCCATCTCGGTCAGGCTTTCTTCTTCATTTTCATTTTACGTGAGGCGCGAGCTTTGTTGGCGTTCGTCCAGGCCGTCGATTTGACGTTTTTCTTGGCGCGGCGCGCCTGGGCTTTGCCCTTTTTGGTGTATGGATATTTCTTGCCGGCAACGGTTGGCACGATCACCTCCAATCAAAAGAAAAAGCCCCGGACAGGGAGGCCGGGGCTTTAGTAAGCACAGAGAAAGGGAAATAAGAGAGACCATCGAGGACCGGACCATCCGATACCTCAATGCTAAACAAAACTACTATATCTTGTGTAACACGGCAACCCCCAATACCACATATTGTGTTTATGCGCTGCTTTTAGCCTATCGCAGTCTCGATTGCATTAAGAGGGGGGCTTAATGCGATCGGCCAAATCAAGCCATATCGTCGTAATCCGCTTTGGCGCCGGCCCAGCTATGCAGCGCCAGGTCGATCGCCTCCACGCCCTCGGCACAGACACGTCGGAACAGGCCCTCGGCCGGCTGCTCATCAACAAAATCAAAATCATAGATGGCTATCGCCGCCTCATCAGCGGCGTCCGTGTAGACCAGGTCGGACAGCGTTGCCAGATCCTCATCCTCTACCCGCCATTTCGCGACGAACTCCGGCGGGCGCCGGCGAACGATATATCCCTGCTCATCTCCAAAGTCGCTTGGGTCAATGCCCACGATCCAGTCGCCTTTTCTCATCTCTGTTCTCCCCTCGAATTGTTTTTCCGAAATTCTATTCGATCAGCTCGACCACGCACGTGCTAAGATGTCGAGCCCTGCAATCAACCGTCCACGTGCCTCGTGGACCGTGACCCGTGTCACGCCCACCTGTCTCGATACATGCTCCCGCAGGCTGAGACCGGAACCGACGACATCCCAGACCACGGGGCCCATACTGTCACCTAAAAGCGCCAACGCCTCGATGACCCGCTCTCGAGCGTCGTAGAGCCCCGCGGATCGACTATCCTCGCCGCCGCTGCCGCCGCCATCGACCCGATCTATCGCAGACGTCGACATCGCGTACCGCTCCCGGAGTTGCGAGCGCTCGAAGATCGCACCGAACGCGTCCGCCGCGTCGAGTTGCCTTTGTGTGATGATCCCCTCATCTGCCCAACGCTCGAGCAAGCCGATCCGTCGCCGTCGGAACACGCCCGCCTGGGGCGTCTCCTCGATGACGGTGTCGTCAGTTAGTCTCTGTTGCGCTCGTGCCATCTGTCACCTCCGTCTGTCAATGTGGGGAGTGGGGGGAAAAATAGCCCTCCCTATAAACCCCCCAATTAGCAGGTACCCCCTTATTTACTGATAAATAGTATACTCCTATAGGAATACTCCCCACTTCCCCACATACCTGTTAAGATACTGTAAACATTGGATAAACACGTGGGGATTTGCAAAGTCACCTGACATGCAAATTCCCCACTTTTTCGCTGTTTCGCTTCATTTCGTCCAAGATGACGTCGCGATCCACGTTAGGTAATCTCAAAATCCAACCCCTACCCCCTCGGATCGCTCGGATCTCTTCGCGGACCGTGTCGATTTGGAGTCGATATCCGTTCTTCTCTTCCGGTTTCAGTGATCCCATTTGGCGCCAGATCCGCCTCACCGCACTCTGCGGCGAGCCCTCGATCTGGTCATATCCGAGTGCGCGTGCTGTCCGTTTAACGTGCGTCGTGATCTGTTTCCGTGTCGCTAAATCGCCTTCTAAGTTCTCTACCAGGTGTTCATAAATCTCGTCCGTCGGGCTCTTCGATGCCTCGATCATTTGGATTTTCGCGGCCGTCATCGGTGGTCTTGCCGAATTGAATTTCGATATATCCTTACGCTTCAACCACCAGAATAGCCGTCGTGCTTCGTGTTCCGTGTCCAATGCCGTGTGCAGTCTCTCGTAGTATTCATCATCGCGTTTCGTGGTTGGGTTCGACAGCACCGCAATGCGCCGATCGTCGTCCGGTATCATCATCGCGTCTGCGTGGTTCGTGAAGATCAAGCAGTTGAACCACATGGTGTCATCTTTCGTTTTGCCATACTTGGCGTTGCTCCTAAACGTCACCGGGCTCGTGTCGATCCTCGTTTTGAACGTCTCGTAGGCCGACCAGAAGTCCTCTCGGCTCACGTCCTTGGCCTCGTCGACGATCAGGAACTGGCACCCGGTCATCCAATCGTTATAGGTGCGGTCCGCCGACGTGCCTTTGCCGATAAGCTGCGACAGCGTCGCCGATGACACGTGACCCTGGAGCGCCTTGGCGAGCATCCGCCCAACCCAGGACCGACCAATGCCAAACGCATCCTCGGCCACCAGGACGACCGCATAGGAGCGCTGCGCCGGGTTCTGGAACTTGAACGCCAACCAGTTCAGGAAGCACTCACGTTCATCGGCGTCTGGGATCAAATAGCCTATATGCTCGAGGAAGATCTCAGGATCCTCGTCGGTCTCCATATGCCGCGGCTCTATATATGTGTTGACGACTTGCTGCTCATGCACCTCGGCAACCGGGTCGCCGCCGGGCACATATAGCAGTGTGCTCGCGATCACCGTGTCCCGTGACTCGAGGAACGCGGACTTGATCAATACCGGCCGATCGCGACCCGGCAGCATAACGCGCTGCGCGTGCATGTTGCTCCACGCCTCAAGGTCGTAGACCCAGACGCCGCCGAGCGGGCGCTGTACCATATCAGCGACCTTCTTCTCGTCACCAATATACGTGTAACGTGCCTGGAGCCACGGCAGCGGGTCATGACCCTGTACCAGGGGACCGCCTTGCGGCGCCGCCCAGTCACGCAGATCGCTAAAGGCCCGCTCACGGCAATGCTCGTGCTGGCATTTAAATCCGCGACGCTCCTCCCATCCATTATCGCCGCGGCCGAGCGGTGAATAGCCAGCCGTGTCGCTGCCTGTCGTATGCTGGTCGGACCACGGGCAACGGATCTCGACCCACTGTCCGCCGGTGTCGTTCACCACATGGCCGTTATCGCTGAGCCAGGTCAGCAACGGATCCTCGATCGCGTTGTCGACAACCGACCCAATCGAGCTGATCGAGACCGGGGGGCGCACGTGCATGTTCTCGAGGTCGACACCGAGCTGCGTCGCGAGCTCATCGAGCTCCCAGAACCGGTCGGGGTGCCACTCGGCAACCCTCGAGACAAACGCATCACGTCCGGGCTTGGTGTTCACGGATCCAGGGATCCGCATCAGGCGGTTGTATCCGCCGGCACCCTTATCCGCGAAACCGAGCTCGGCAACCGCATCGACGACCGCCTCATAGCGCTCGAGCTGATCGGTCGGATTGAGAATATACCCCCATTGAAAGTTGCCGGCGCTGCTCTCGAGCTTATATGACGGCTCGACCGGCGGAGCGACGGCCTTGGTGCCAACGTCATCGAGGACCAACACGTAAGCCATCAGGCAGTCTTCTTTACGGCGACGCCATTGGGCGCCCTCGTCGCTCGGCTCTTTAACCGTCGACACATTATAGTAGAGCGCCGGACTTTCCGTGTGTCGGAGCCAGGAATCGACCGCGCGGCTATCTGCCGGCGCCATCCGGAAACCGCCCTCGCCTGGCAACATCTGACCGATGAGGATGTGCTCGTCGGGGTCACGTGAATCGAAAATCGTTCCAAGAAAATCGTGCAGCTCAATCATTTGCGGTATCTCTCCCCGTTCCAAATCTCACAATTAAGCGGTAATCCGTCCGCCCAGCTCGGCGCCGTCATCATCGCGCGGCGCAACTGTTCCGTCGCCTCGGCGACCTCATCATCCTCGACCTCGAGCAACAGCTCATCATGGGTGTGGCCGACCACCGGCCAATCGAGCTCGGTCAGCTCGACCAACGCTTCGCGCAGAATATCCGCCGCGGCCGCCTGGGTGGCGTTCTCCGCCAGGAGGCCGCCGTAGAGCCGGATCCGCGGCCACTCCGTGTCGCCCTGCTTCGGCCTCCATGTTGCTTTGATGGCGCTGACCTCCCACTGATCACCGCGTTCAGTCTCGATGAGCTCGCAGCGCGCTTGCGGATAGCAAAGCACCCGCCCGGACGGCAGCCCCATCGTGAGCAGTCCAGCTTTGCCACACATAAAAGAGACCCGCCCGACCGTCTCGATCGACCCAGGGTTCTGCACCACGTCGATGACGGCGTCGTTGAGCTCGTCCCAGAAGCGGGTCGCCCAGGGGTTGGCACGGCGCCATGCGTAGATGACGTCCTTCGCCTGTTCGTCGGTCATCACGACCTGGTAGGCGCGTGCCATGGAATTAAACGCGCCGACGCCGCCCTGGTAGCCGCACGCCAACACGACGACCTTGCCGACCGCGCGCTCGTCCTTGTTAATCTTCGCCGCTGGCTTCGAATAGATGTCCGACGCGGCGCGCATGTAATTGTCAGGCAGCGAGGGATCGGCATCCATATCTCGGAAGACCTGCAGCACCTCGTCAGCGTCAGCCGTCAGCCAGGGCAGCACACGGCTCTCTATGCCGCTCCAATCACCACAGACAAACGTGTGCCCGTCATCGGCGACGATCGCGCCCCGCAGCATCGATGCGAGCACAGTCATCACGTCGTCGATGCGCTCGCCCTGCATGATCTGCTCGCGGATCGCGTCGAAATGTTTCGCGGTTTTGCGTGGAAAATTGTGGACCTGAAGCCCAGCCGCAGAGAAGCGACCCGTCTGGCCGGCACCACCAAAGATGTAGGCACCCCGTACCCGTTGATCGTGATCCGCGCGCCGTGACATTGCCTCGAATTTCGAGACGCTCGAGCGACCAGCGGCATCGAGGAGCTCGACCATCTCGACAAAGTCAGGATGGATGCGCCCTGGCTCCTGGCGCTCGAGGTCGAGGAGCTTGTTCCGTGCGTCGCGGTCGAGCGTCGTCTTCGTCGTCGTCTCACCGGTGCGGCGGTCGGTTACCTCTCGCGTGATCGCTTTACGAATATCTTCGTCCTTTAAAGCGAGCGGCTCGACGTATGCTTTGAGACGGGCGAACTGTTTAGGTGCGGTGATAACGCCGTTCGTAATCCGTGACAGCTTACCGCTAATCTCATCGAGCTCCTGTTCGGCATACGCGGCAGCCGCCTCGGCGAACTCGACGTCGACCTTGAGCCCGGCATCGTTGACCTGCTCGTTTGCCAGCCACACGGCGTACTCGTTGTCGCTTAACGGATGACTGGCTTTCGCCGCCAGGCGCTCGACCTCGACGTCGGTGACGCAGTAGGCATACATCTCTTTAAGCAGATCCTCGTCGTAATTGAAAACGCTGTCGCCGGCCTTGTTTGTGTGGGGGATCGACAACAGGCGGATCAGCTCCTTACCGCGCCGATCTTTCTGGGTCGGCAGCCCCAGGCATCGCCCGAGATCATCGAGGCCGCCCGGCAATGCTCGAGCACGCGCCTGCGCCGCGGTGCAGTACCAGGCGTCGATCGGTGTCGATATGCTCGGCCGTTTTTGGGGCATTCTCTCGTTACCAATATGATGGCAGGACATTTTCAACGATCAGCCGCTCGAACTGTGCATTGTGCGCGTGCAGCGATCGCGGTGCCCCGGCTTGGATGAATTTTTTGACGTCGTCCGGAAACGGCAGGCCGGGATGCCAGAGCTCGACCGGCCCGTCATCGAACGCGTAAGCCATGCAAATGATCTCCGTCGACGGGTCGGTGGCGTATCGGTAAGCCCCTCCCCGGAAGAGATCGGCGCGGCTGCGCGTTTCAAAATCTATGTGTAAAATTTTTTGAGTCATGCTAAAGGGCACGCAAGCGCAGGACGGCCGGGTTGCACCCCGACCGCCCAGCTCGATGCCTTAGTCGTTCGAACGGCTACGACGACGAGCGCGTGCTTGCACTGGTGAGGCGCTTGCGGCTGGCTCCTGGACGGGCTCCGCGGGTGCTTC